AACCTTGAGTATGCAGAGCCTGTGATCTATGGCACCAACCTCCCGCCGTCTTGGAAGGGTGAATACAGGACACGGCAGAACACAGTCCCTGGCTTCCCAGACCTAATTGCTAAGGAGCTTGAGTCATGGGCTCAGCGCGAGTACAACAAGATTGCAAACAGGTGATGTATGGCTGCTGCTGATCTCAACTCCATTAGGGCAACCATCGAAGGCAGGCTTGCGACTGAGCTTGCGGATAGCCCTGCAATACCTGTGGTGTTTCACAACATGGCGTATGAGCCAACGCCAAACAGCTCATGGGTGCAATGCCTCACGAGCTTTGGCGCTAGCGAATATCTAGGCCAAGGTTTGACGACCAACTCCCAAAACCGCGTTGTCGGTTTGGTTGTGATCAACATTTTTTCAGGCAAGGGCGCTGGCCCTGGAGCCAACTATGTGATTGGTAAACGCATTCGGGATTTGTATAATCGAGTTATTGTGTCGGGGGTTTTCTTCGACGCTCCTATTGGCCCAGAGGCACTGGCTTCGCCAGCTCCCGAGGGCTATTTCCAAACCCAGGTCCGTGTGACCTTTGAATCCATCGAGGAACTCTGACCATGGCCACCATTCGAGGCGAATCCGGCTCAGTTGAATTTGAGACCGGCAGTGGCAGCCTTGCCCAAGTTGTCGGCACTCGCAGCTGGAGTCTGTCAATCACTAAAGAAACCTTGGACACCACTGTCCACGGAAATACTTTCCGTCAGTTTGTTGGCAGTCTTGTCAGTGGCTCCGGCACTGTTGAGTTGGTTTACGACCCCGACGCAACTGGCCAGGCTGGCTTCATCGAAGACATCGTCAAAACAGGCGATGCTGCTGATGCCTCGTTTGAGTTGTTCACCACTGGCACCACCAACGGCACTGATTCGCTTTCTTTTGGCGGCATCATCACTGACATGGAAATTACTTCTACTGTTGGTGAATTGGTTGTTGTCACCTGTAACTTCATCACCAGCAGCACTATCACTTCTAACCTTGAGTGATAAGGCTATAGTTTGAACGTATTGTTCAAGCTATTAAATGCCTGCTTCTAAGCGATTTGTGGATGAGCTGGTTGAGGCTTTTGACCTTAACCAGCGCCGCAAATTTGTTTTGACGCTCCCGTCAGGCGCGACCCGCGATCTTTATTTCAAGCCGATCACACGGGCAGACCGCAAGAAAGCCCAGCAACTTGCTGGCACTGAAGAAGCTTTGGACATCTCCACGCAAATGCTTTGCCAAATGGCTGAGCTGGAAGATGGCACAAAACCATTTGCCTCGGCAGATGCGGCCAAGCTTCAACGCAGGCTGCCTGAGTCTGTGCTGAATGAGCTTGAGCTGTTCCTCTTTGGTCTTGGCGAGGAAACAAGCATTGAAGACGCAAAAAACGACTGAAGCAGGACAGCTGGACTTACTTTGAGTTCTTCTTGGCCTGCGAACTTGGTATGACCGTAAGCAGGCTTCGCACAGAGTTGACTGATGCGGAGCTTGCGCATTTCGCCGCGTATTACGAAATCAAGCGAGATCAGGAAGAGAAAGCCGCTGATCGCGCTCGTCTCAGTCGGCGGTAACATTGAGGTATTACTAGGGCGGATCTGTGGCAGTCGAGTCCTCTGTACGCCTTAGGGTTGATGGCAGCAGTGCTGTCCGTGAACTTAATCGCGTTAACAAGGCCACTGGGGCCTTGCAGGGGGCAGTTGGAAAATTACTTGGCGGGTTTGCCGCTGCTGATCTCGCTAGGCGTTTTTTCAAAGGTTTTGCAGAGGCAGAAAAAGCAGCCGCAGCGGTTCGCACATTAGGAGTCGATTCGGGGAAGCTACGCCGTGAGCTTTTAGGTGTAAGCAATGAACTTGGGGGCCTAATAGGTCAAACGGAGTTAACTGCGGCTGCTTACGACGTGGCATCTGCTGGATTTACAAATGCGGCTGCTGCCGCCAATGTTCTTAAGGCTGCTAGCCTCGGGGCTATAGGAGGCCTTGCAGATCTCAACACAGTTGCAGACGCGACAACCTCTGTTCTTAATGCTTACGGGTTGAGTTCAGACAAGGCCGCGAAGTTAGTTGATGGATTTATACAAACCCAAAACGACGGTAAAATTATCGTTGCGCAGTACGCTGCACAAATTGGTCGCGTAGCTCCTGTCGCAGCTGCTGCTGGTGTAGGTATTGAAGACCTCAACGCAGCGATCTCAACAGTTACGGCGCAAGGTGTTCCTGTTGAGTCGACCTTCGCTGGTATTCGGCAAATTATTGCAGGTGTTTTGAAACCGACCGCTGAAGCGGCAAAGGTTGCGAAAACGCTAGGGATTGAATTTAACACTGCTGCTATTAAGGCCAAAGGTTTTGGCGGTTTTCTTGCTGACGTTGTTGAAAAGACCGGGGGCAGTGAAACTGCTCTTACGCAGCTATTCGGAAGCGTAGAGGCAATCAGCGCGTTGCTGCCTCTTACAAATGACGGACTTGTTACTTTTAACAAGAACCTTGACAATCAAGCAAATTCAGCGGGTGCGGCAAAAGACGCAACTAAAGAGCTTGGCGGCACTGTAACTTCTCAAGTTACAAAAATAGTAAACAATATAGGCAACGTTGCTAGGGCATTAGACACAGTTCTTGGGCCTGCCCTGAAGTTTATTTTACAGGATCTAAATAACATTATTTCCGCCGCTTCAACGGCAATTAGTAAGTTCACTGATCTTGCAACAGGCGCTCTTAGTAGATCAGCAGCAGCATTGCAGTTTGCCGCAAGCACTGGCACTACAAGCGAAAGTGCATTCACTTCGCTCAAAGAGGCGATTGGGACTTTGCGCCCGGAGTTGGCACAGTCTGAAACTGATCTTTTAAAGCTAGAAGGTGCTCTTGACGAAGCAGGCAGGGCTGCGTTGAGGTTTAGCGGGAAAAGTGATTTTGGCAGATTGCGCAATGAAGTATTAGACACAATCACTGCAATGCGTCAGTTAATTGTCAATAGACGTGAGGCTTTAGGAAAAGGATCACAACCTGCAGGCACTGCACCTGCTGGGACAGATCCAGAGGTCGAAGCATTACGAGCAAGAATCGAAGCACTGCTTGCTCAAGTAAACAGCAAAAGTGGCGCTAAAACACCAGAGCAAATTGCAGCTGACGCACTTAAAGATCAGCAAGAACGTGCTAAACAATTTTTGCATACTAAAAAACAAGAGGCTCTCTTAACGGGCAACATTACTGATAAGCAACGGCGTGGGCTAGAACATGTAATAGAAAAAATGAACCTTAGTAGGATGTTCCCGAAGCTGTCAGAAGACGAGCTGCAAGTTTTGCGAGATCAGCTCGATGTTAATTTCAATCTATCGGGGAAAGACAGAGAAAGAATTGCAGCGGCGAAGCTTCTAAAACAAGAGCAAGACGAGCAGTTGCGGCAATACAGAGAGATGGCAGATGTAATTGAGAACGGGATTAAGGGTGCAATCATGGGCGCGATCGACGGCAGCAAATCACTAGGCGAATCCTTGTCCGGCATCCTGCGCCAGCTTGGCGGGATGTTCCTAAACAAGGGCATCGGGTCCTTTAAAAACCAAGACGGGACAGGCGGCTCTGGAGTTCTTGGGATGTTTGCCAATGGTGGTCGCCCGCCTGTTGGCCGTCCTTCAATCGTTGGTGAGCGTGGCCCTGAGCTGTTTGTCCCAAGCCGTGCAGGCACGATCATTCCGAATCATGAGCTAGGCGGCAGCACCAGCGTTGTTGTCAACGTTGATGCTTCTGGCACTGAGGTCCAGGGCAACCAAGGCAACGCAGATCAGCTCGGCCGCTTGATTGGTCAGGCAGTGCAGGCAGAATTGATTAAACAGAAGCGGCCTGGAGGACTTCTTACACGCTGATGGCTACTTTCCCTTCAATCAACCCGACTTACGGGGCAAGCAAGCGCAGTCAGCCGACTGTGCGGAATGTGCAGTTCGGTGACGGCTATAGCCAGCGCCTGCGCTTTGGGTTGAATACTGATCTAAAGACTTGGAGCCTGAAGTTTGAGGTGTCAGAGACTGACGCCGACACCATTGAAACCTTCCTTGAAGCTCGTGGCGGAGCGGAACACTTTGACTGGTCGCCACCGGATGAAACTGAGACTTACAAGTGGATTTGCCAAGACTGGTCTAAGTCCATACCGTATTTGAACAGGGCAACGATCACAGCGACGTTCCAAGAAGTTATTGAGCCATGAGCACTGCTTTTGTTGAGCTACTCAACTCCGGCCCTTTTGCAATCATTGAGCTGTTTGAGCTGAAGCTGTTTCAAGATCTGCACGGCTCTAATGAGGAGTATTACTTTCACGCAGGCCGGAATCGTAAGACGACCGTGCCAAGCAACGCAGATGACATCCTTGATGCTTTCTCTATCAAATACGGCGGTCAGGCTTACATCCCGCTGCCGGTAGAGGCATCAGGGTTCGAGTTCAACGGTGATGGCACGCTGCCTAGGCCGACGATTCGCTTTGCGAACCTGCAGAGCCAGATGACAGCATTGCTGTTGGGCATTAATCAAATCACCCCTGGCAATGACCTTTCTGGCGCACGGGTGACAAGGATCCGCACTCTTAGCCGTTTTCTAGATAGCGATAACTGGGAGAACGGCGTTAATCCTTACGGCAACCCTGACTCTGGAGCAAACGCGCAGCTGCCAAAGGAGGTTTACTACATCGATCGTAAGGTCACCGAAAACAGGGACTTTGTTGAGTTCGAGCTGGTGTCGTCTTTTGACATGGCAAACACAAAGGCTCCGCGTCGTC